CTTTGTTCTATCAGTAAAGGTTCCACATGCCCAGTGGAACAACATCTCCCCTTGAGAGGAGTTATCCGAAGTTAATATTCGGCCTGTATGAAGACCTGTCTCCAGGTCAAAGCTGAAGAGCTTTCACCTCACGGTGGTTCAAGGGGTTCAGACCCTCACTTGGACTAAGTCCGTGTTGTGTAAACACTGGAAGGTTTAACCTTCTTCAGACTCACTGTCTGTATCTGATTCTGAATCAGTATCTGGCTCTACGAGCGACCGCAATATTAGCATTGCGATATTCGCGCCTATGGCGTGATGTAGGTGGAGTACCACCTTGGTGACTGGGTCACCCATTAGTACACCCCTTGAGGTGTAGAAAATTTCGATAGGAACTCCGTTCCTATCCAATGTTTCGACCTGTCTAGGTCCTGTCAGTGCAAAGTGCACTGTTTCACGGTACCATGTCGGTACCCCAAGCTTGAACATCAAGCGATTAATCATCGCACCGGCGATGTATGGATCGGAGTAGTCTGTGGCCTGCTCCCAATCAAGACTCATCACTGTAGTCTGTATGTTCTCATTGAACATAAAACTCGCACTTGGGTTCTTGTGCGACAAACGCTTGAAAAAATTCCAAGCATGATTAGCGGCTCCAATACCGCTTTGGTCCTCGGGCATTGCCTCAAGGATTTTAAGACCCATATGTGAAAATGGGTGTAAAAGCAGCGCATGCTGCAATGTTGAGACCGTTATGGTCCTATATTTGCCTAGCTCTGCGACTAGGCTTATTCTGCATGACATGCAGTTCTTCTGATAGACCTTTGTTCTATCAGTAAAGGTTCCACATGCCCAGTGGAACAACATCTCCCCTTGAGAGGAGTTATCCGAAGTTAATATTCGGCCTGTATGAAGACCTGTCTCCAGGTCAATTTCGGGAATTTCCCGATTAGTGTTTAAAACACGTCTGGAAGCTTCAAGCTTCCCACCAAGGTCTGACTTGGTAAAGAACTCTCCGGAGTCCGATAAGGAGATTTTAGACTCCTTTACGACCTGTTCAAAGAACTGGTCACGTTTTGACCCCAAACGGGTCAACAAATCACTGTAAAAGTGATCAACAGCCACACAGAGTGGCCCTTCTAGGCGCTTGTACATCGCCTTGTCTGACGGCGTCGTCAGTATGGCCTTGGTTTTGGCCATTGTGCGATCGTAGATCGCTCGTGGTGGTACACCACATGCCCTTGTCTGGGACATAATCATTACTTGGTAATGAGATAAAGGGGTCTTTCCCCTAATGAGTGACAGAGCCACTCTAATCGCGGATAATTCGCGAGGGACGTCTACCTTAGAGACGTCAGAAGATGGGTTGAACCCATGCCGTTTGATGCTCTTACGAACATCTTTAACCTTACTAAAGGTCAGAACCCTATTAGGGTTAGTATCCTTGAAATAATCATCAAGGACATTAGAGATTAAACATCTCTGTATCTGGTCAATTCTTGACCAATCCTGGAACTCACCAATCCCAGGAAAAGCTAAGACGACCTGCATTAAAAGGCCGTCAACCAGAGCTAACATGCTCCGTAAACGTTGCACTGCTGCAACATTAACCATTGACTGCTTAAGAGCAGTATAGTTATCCTTACCTTCTGGTGAGGAACAACCGGCCAAAAGCCGACACATTTTCCGCTGAAAAGCGGATTCTTTAAACTTGCGTTTCGCAAGTTGAGGGTACCAGTAAGTACCTCTTTTCAGGACGCGCAAAGCGTCTCTAACACGCAAGTGTTGAAAACCCACACGGGTTTCTAGACCTGTAAGGTCACGAGGGAGTTTGCACTCCCAGATGTTGTCTGCATTGTGGCAGACATTGATTGCCGGGGCAGCTAACTCCCCGACTAAATTTCTTGCTGTAAACAGCAAGTTAAAGTCGAATAGACTACGATGTCTATTCTGTTCAGAACACCGGCAAAGGTGTTCCCCTTTCCGCCCCCAACGGAGGACGGATGTAGACGGAAACGTCTTAAGTGATAAAACATCACTAGGCTCCCATGGAGCAATGCCCAACGACTGGGCACGAAGATTGGCAGATGAAATCACATCATTAGATTGTGCTGCCATAAAACTCTCGAAAGAGAAAAGCCAG